AAAAGAATTAATAAAGTTAATAAATTCTATAAAAAAGAAAGGTGTTGATGATAATGAGGTGTTTGAGTTTAAGTTAGATTATAAAGAATATTTAAAAACTGATAATAATAGGTATTATTCCAAAATACCAGGATATGAATACTCATCTGAAATAAAAAAACTTGGTATTCCTTTGACTCCTGGTGGTATTGTAATGGGATTATTAAAAAGTACAATCATAAAACAACTTGCTTTAAAACCTATAAGTGGTATAAGAAATAGAGTTGAAGGCCATTTTACTAATACAATCAGAGATAATATGGGTGATTTTTGGACAAGAGGAAATCTAAAATATGCTAAAAATTTTCTTGCTTTATCTAATATTAACAAATTCGTACCTGATAAATTATCAATACAAAACAAAAAAAAATTAGCTCAATTAAGAACATTTCAAAGTTTAGTTAGTGAATTATCTTTATATCAAGATAGAAAAAATCAACTTCAAAGAAAAGATAAAATATCTAAATTTGAAAATTGGAAAGATAAATTAAATATTTTTCAATTTGCAGTAGATAATCCTGAATTTAAAAATCAAGGTGAAATAATATTATCTATGTTAATGGATGTTGTAATAACAGATAATGACGGAAATCAATATAAATTTTTTGATGGTAAAGGATTTCCTGCTTATAAACCAGGTACATTGACTTTAAGAGATGAGTTTAGAAATGAAAAAAATATGGGTTGGGAGAACTTTACACTAAATGAAAAAAATAAAGGATTTAATGATTTTTTTGTTCAAAAAATGAAAATAGAAGATGCTGTTAAAAAAACACAAGGAAACTATGCTGACCTTGACAGTATTAAAGCATTAGATAACAATATTGGAAAAGTATTAATGTTATTCAGTAGGTGGATGGCTGAACATGCTAATCAAAGATTTTATAATAGAAATATAGACATTATTCAAGGTAAAAGAAAAATAATAGGTAGATATAATCCAGTAATAAAAAATCCAAATGTGTTAGGAACAGTAGGAGTATCTGCTTTTTTTCTTGCAAGTATAAACATAGGTCCAATAATTGGAGTTGGTGCTCTTACAGGTACATTATTAGGTTTTGGTGCAAAGAAAGCATTTGATCACTATGTTAGGAAAAAAGAAAATGTACTTGAAGATATAGCTCATATGTCAGTTGGTCTTGGTTTTTTAAAAGAAATATTATTACAAACATTAAACATGCCTGTAAAAATGTTATACACAACAAAAAATCTTGATGATTTAGTAACAAATGATTTACTTAATAAAAATAAAAGTTTAAACGAAGAAGAAATTCAAGGTTTAAGAGGTGTAGCACAGGAATTAGCAATATTATCTACAAGTTTACTTGTAGGATTATTACTTTTAAGACATTATTGGGATGATGATGACGATGATAAAGACTGGAGAAGACAAAGATATAATTTTATAGATAATGAACTTAATACAAATATTAGTATGTTTGCTAATTGGGTAAATCCTAAAACGTTTATAAGTGATCATTCAAAATTTGCTGTATTAAATGGTATAAATAAAGTTTTTAAATTGCTTGATGATATACGTAAACATTATTATTTAGACAAAGGTACTAAAACAGATTTACTTTATGATGTAACACAACTTCCTATTGTACCTGTTCCTAATAGTGTAAGTAATATAATTTTTAAAAAATCAATAATGACATATGATGAAAAAGAATACAATAAAACTAATTGGTATGATCCTTATGTAAAAGGAGAAAAATATAGAAATAAAATAAGACTTAGAAACAAAAGAGAAACCTTTAGAAATGATGTTGAAAAATTAGTACGTCCTTATTACATAAAAACTGGCATTGAAGGTAAACAATTAAAGGAAAATACAGACAGAATTATGAGAATAATTATGAGTCAAAAAAATGTTAGTAAAGTTGAACATGAAACAGATAAAAACGCATTAAAAAGAATGGATTTTGATAAAGCATATGAAAACATAAAAAAATCTTATAAAGATGTTATAAAAACACAGGAAGAGAATTAGATAAAAAAAAGGCAGTGATAATATTAGGACAATTACTTTTATGTTATCCTAATATTATCACTGCCTAATTTTTATTATAAAACTTCAGTTAATATCCTCCATGATAATAAATAATTATTATGATTAAAAGTTAATTCAACAGGAACATCTTTTAATTCATAAATATTTTCTACCTTAGCTTGACTAAGATATTTTGATATTCTTTTTATTAAATCTACGGTATTTTCATATCTTTCTTCTTCACTCCATTTAGCATGTTCAGGTCTTTTAACTTGTATATAATCCCATATCCAATCTTCATGACTAACTCCTGAATTTAACATTGAGAAGTCAATAAACAAACCAAATTTACCATTTCTGATTCCAAATTCTACTTCAGATATTTTTCCTAATTTTTTTATTTCTTTCATTTTTTATTTTTTTAATAATTATAAGGACGTTTAAAAAAATCGTTTAAAAAGCTGTATCCTAAAAATTCTTTTTTTACTAATTCTACATTTAAATAAAAATCAAAAATATTATTAAATATATAATCATGACCTAATATTATATCACAAAAATGATTTTTTAATAATTCTTGTATTTCTAATATAATTTTAATATTTTCTTCAGTATTTTTTTTAAGTTTTGGATGAATTACTTCAAAATATTCAAAAGTATCAAAACCATTTACAAATTCTTTATTTCCTAACTTTTTTATTTTACTTTCAAAAATTTTATAAAATTTATTAAAATTACAATTAGAAATTTTATATTGAATTGTAGTAGATAGTATATAACTTAAAAAATAATTAAATAAATTTAATACATCAGTATTAAGTTTTTCGTTTTCATGTCTTAAAATACTCATTGCATTTTTAATAGGAATATAATCTTTAAAAGATTTAGTAACAATAGTTTTAAAACAAAGAGAACCAATCACAAACTTTTTTTTAATTGATCTTTTATATTTTTTATAACTTTTATAACTTTTATAATTTCTATGAATATTTATTTTATTTTTAACTATACTAATACAATTAATATTTTTTAACATACATTTATAAATAAATTCATAAACACTTTCAAAATTTACATATTCTTTATTTTCAATTAAATAAATTGGAAAATCTTTTATATTAGAATAAAATACTTCAAATTTTGGTACAGTTTCTAAATTCATTTTCATTTTTTTTATTTTTTAATTGTTAAACATTTCTTTAATTACTTTATACCAAATTACAACAGTAATTATTACTGATAAAGTAATTGCTAATATTTCAAATATTTTATTTTCCATTTTTTTCATTTTTTATTTCATTATACCATACCACAATAATAATTATTGCCGCTAAAGTAATTCCAACTATTTCCATCATTTTTTCAATATTTTAGTCATTATGTATTCCTTTTACTCCTTTATACCAATGTTCATAATTTTTAACATTTAATGGTACTTCAAAATATAAATCTTTTACATTGTTTTGAATTTTAAAAAATACTTTATAATTATTAAAATTATATAAATCATAACCAAATATTACACGTTTAGTTATTTTTTTTAAATATTTTATTTCATCCGTTGTTAAAAATTCTTTTATTTCATCATTAATCAAAATAACTTTATCATCTTCAAATCTGAAAATTTCAGAAGAAGATAGTTTTTCAATTTTATCAAGTATTTTTTTTATTTCCATCATTTTAACTTTATAATTATTGTTTATTAATTTATATAATTCCATGATTATTTTTAAAATTTTATTATATTATATTGTACTCCTATACCAATAGAATATTTTCCATCAAGTCCTATTCCTACATAAGGACCTATACCAATTCTTTTAGTTCTCGGAGTACTTACTTTATAAGTTTTTACATTTTTAATATCTGTATATGGATTATAATTTATAATCTCTACAAAAGGCTTATTTTTACTAAAAATATTTTTTCTTTCATTTCCAATAATAACGGAATATTCGTTTTTTATTTTTAGATTAATTTCAGTAGTATCTTTATTAGATATAGTATTTCCAATAACCCAATTCTTTAAATTAAAATCTGATTTATATTCTGGATATAAATAAACAGTATCATTTTTTATAATAGTATCTTTTATTGTAATATTTGTTTTAGATTTATTATTAATTTTACTATTGGATGAAAATAAAGTAACATTTCCTTTTTTAGATATTTTATTTTTATAGTTTTTAACAACTTTCTGAAGTTTAGTAATCATACTATCTTTAGATTTTAATTCTAAAAAATATTTTATTTTTTGAGATTCTATAATTTTAGTTTTAGTATGATTTACACTATCTTTATCTTTCCATTTTTTAATTTCAGAATTATAATTTTTAATTCTTTTATTATTTACTATACTATTAGCACAAGTTCTTAAAAAAACTATAAAAATAATAAAAAAAATTAATAGTATTTCTTTATAATATTCTTTTAAAATTTTCATTTTTTATTTATTTAAAACAAAAAGAATAGTTATAACTATTCTTTTTGTTAATTTTATATTTATTTTTTATCACATAAATAATTTTTAATAGTCTTATGATGGATCATATAAATAATCTTTAATAGCTTCATTCCAATTTTTAGCTTTATCAATATCGAGTCTTTTAGCATTTTTATTACTTAATTCAGAAGGATACGCCATAAAAAATAAATCTTTATTTTCATCATTATATTTACATCTTACAATAAATAAAAGAAATCCTGATACAGCATGAATTGTTATAATTCCTTCTAAGTAACCTTTTGGATAATTTTTTATGAATGATTGATTATCTATATTCGCATTCATTACATACATTATATCATCTAATTCTTCTTCAGTAAAAATAATTTTTTGCCCTTTTATGTTTAAATGTAAATAATAATCAAACTCTTTTAAATATTTATTATATTTATAATAAGCATAATAAAGATTTTGTCCATATTCAAAACAATTTTCATAAAATTTAACTACTAAATTTTCTGCTTCTCTTTTATTTAATTTTCTTTCTTTACGTTTACAATATTCATTTAAATATATAGTTAAAGTATTCCATGATATTCCAACATCAGAATCATGTTCATTAATCATTGCATTTAACGCTTCTGGAAATTTAGTTTCATCATAAACATCCTGCCATTTTTTAGCATTTATAAATTCATTTTTGGTATTTTCATAAATATCATTTGCTTGCTTTGCAAAATCATCTACATACCAGCAAATACATCTTCTCTTTTCTAATTTCTTTTCTAATTTCATTTCTTAATTAATTTTATTATTATGTACTACCAAAACCATCAGAACCTCTTTTAGTTTTTTTTATTAAATCAACTTCTTTTAATTCTATTCTTTTTATTTCATTTATTACTAATTGTGCAATTCTATCATTTTTTTCTACTTTATTTAAAAAAGGTGTTGAATTATATAAAATAATACCTATTTCACCTCTATAATCAGGATCAATAGTACCTGGTTGATTTGCTACAATTATACCTTTTTTTAAAGACATACCACTTCTTGACCTAACTTGTATTTCAAGATTATTATCTATATCAGCAAGTATTAAACCAGTACCAAATAATATTCTTTCAAATGGCCTCATTTTTATATAACCTCTATCTTCAAATCCTTTTTTTATTTTACTAAGTTTATCATTAACTATTTCATTATCACCTTTAAAACTTTTGATAATGCTATTAGCTATAACATCTAAACCTACTGCTTGTTCTGATTCATATTTTGGTAATTTTACCCCTTCCTTTAACTTAAATTTTATCATATTTTACATTTTAAATTTTATCCTTCACAGCTACTACAAGTTAATAATTTTTTATTAAAATGCTGAGCTGCATTTACACTATATTGATAATATAAACTTTTCAATCCTAATTCTTCTGCAATAATATATAATTTGTTTAAATCTTTAGCAGATGTTTCTGGATGAATCATTAAATTAATACTTTGACTTTGATCTATAAATTTTTGTCTTTGAGCAGCTTGCTGAATAATACTTAATTGACTAATTTCTGAAAAAGTTTTAAACACTTCTTTTTCTTTATTTGTAAGTATATCAAGATGCTGAACACTACCATTATTAATTAATATAGATTCCCACACTTCTGGTTCATCTTTTCCTATTGATTTAAGTAAATTCAACAAAAAAGGATTTTTATAAGTTACTTTTATTTTAGCTAAATCTTTTACATAATAATTTGATTTTAAAGGTTCTACGGATGGTGATACAGAATTAAGAATAAAAGAAGAAGATTTAGTTGGTGCAATAGCTGTTAAAGTAGTATTTCTTCTTGTATCAATGCCATATTGCATAAATAATAAACTTGCACTACCAAATTTTTTACTTAATTCTTTACTTGCAGAATATGTTTTTTCTTTTATTAATTTAAATATTTCTGAATTTTTCTGCATAGCTTCAAAACTATCAAATGGTATCATTTTAGATTGCAAATAAGAATGCCATCCTAATACACCTAAACCTAATGCTCTATGATTTGTGGCAAATCTATGAGATCTTTCTAAAAACTTTTTAGTACTACTTTTATTAATAAACTCTGTCATAACAGCATCTAAAAAATAAGTAAGTGTTTCAACTGCATCAGTATTTTTCCATTCATCATAATACAAAAGATTCATAGAAGACAAACAACATACAAATGATTCAAAATTATTAGATGGTAGACATATTTCTGAACAAAGATTAGAAGCATGAATAGTCATATTTTTATCTTTATATATATCTACTGTATTATTATTAGCGTTATCTTTAAAGAATATATAAGGTACTCCTGTTTCAGTTCTTCTTTGTAAAACTTTTGCCCATATTTTTCTTTTCTTTCTATCTCCGTTTTTCATTGATTCAAACCAATCTTTACCTATACATACACCATAATACATTAATTGTATTGGATTTCCCTCAGTATGAATGTTTAACCACTCTTCTATATCATGATGTTCTATATCAATATATCCTGCAAATTGTCCTTTTCTTGATGTTCCTTGTGAAATAACATCAATAACTGTGTCAAATAATTTTGTAAAATTAAATGAGCCATCAGATTTACCATTGTTTCTGATTTTACTTCCTCTTGGCCTAATATCACCAAAATAAGCAGAAGTACCTCCTCCTGCTTTAGACATAATTCCAATTTCAGCAACTGTGTACATTATATCTTCTACTGAATCACCAATATAAGAACCAAAACAAGATATAGGTAAACCTCTATCTAATCCAAAATTAGCCCAAATAGGAGAGGATAATGAGAAATAACCTCTGGACATATAATCATAAAACTTTTCTTTAAATCCTTTTATTTTAAGAAATACCTCAGCTTTTTCTGCTATCTGTTCAACTCTTTCTTCTGGTGTTACATTTTCAAGTAAGTATCCTCTTTTCAAAAATAATCTACTATTTTTATTAAGCCACTTAAAATGTTTTTTTTCTTTAAAATAAGTCATCTTCTGTAATTTTTTTACATTTTTTACTATAATCAATACTTCTTTTATAAAAAAAGTCATTTTCTTTTGTAGATAAAATTTCTACATCAAACCATTCAGTTTGATTTAATAACTTATTATCTACATTTGCTATAGTTTCTATACCAAGAATGTTTAAAGATTTATTAAATCTATTAGTTATATAGTTTTTAACTATCTTTTTTGGTATAAAATCTAAATCACCATTTTCATATATCCAATTCAAAATTTTAATTTCTGCTTTTAATGCTTTTTTAGAAAGTATTTTTAATTCTGAATTAAATTTGTTATCAAATAATCCAGGTTGTTCTTTTTTAATAATATCATACAAAATTATTCCAAATCTACCATGTATTTCTTCTTCTTTACTTGTAGCTTCAACAATATTAGAAATACCTTTAAATAAATTTTTATGTTTATTAAAAGACATAATTATAAAAAACTGACCAAATAATGATATATGTTCTACAAATAATGAAAAAAGTATTAATGATAAAACAAAATCTTTTTTATTATTTTTAATACTAAGAAATTTTTCAAGATAATTAACTCTATCTATTATTGCTGGAATATCATATATTTTTTCAAATTCATTATTTAACCCAAGTGTTTCAATTAAAAAAGAATAGGCATCTTTATGCCTTATTTCACTTTCAGAAAATGTACCTCCTACATCATCTATTTCAGGTTTGGGGAAATAATTATATAAATTTCCCCAAAATCTTTTAACATTTATTTCAATCTGAGAAATAGCTAACATAGTTTTAATTAAAACTTTTTTCTCTTCTTTAGAAATCTTAGTTTTAAAATCTTGTATATCAGATGTTATATTAAACTCAGTATGAATCCAATATGAATGTCTTATTGCGTCTTTAAAATGTAATAATTCAGGATATTCATAAGGTTTTATATTAACTCTTTTTTTAAAAATATCATTCATCTATTGCTATTATATCATCTTGAAAAACTATTAAAGTACCTACAATTTTATTTTTTGTTCTTTCTATTACTTTAGCTGCCATAAGTTGTGAATAATCGTGAAATACTGGAATATCTCCAACTTTAATATCTGCATCAACATCAGGACCTAATTTTAAAATTTTATAAGTTATATCATATTTTTCATCATCCTCAGATTTATCACTAAGTATAATTCTAGATTTTTTTTTAATCATAGTTTTTTCTATGAGAACTGCATTTTTTAATACTTTCATTTTCTTGTTTTTTTATTTATCTTTATTAATGTAAAAAACTCTCTTGGTTTTATATTATTGTATTTTGATTTTATATAATACCAAACTATTATGCGTTTTGATTTATTATTATTAATCAAACTAAATCTTGGTTTAAATTTAAATTCGATTATAAAAAATAAACATATTAAAGTTATTATTGTTATCATTTTTTGTTTTTTTTGAAGAATTACAAATATACATTATATTTTATCAATTGTTTTCAATTTTATCCGAAACTGGTTTTCTTATATTTAGTTCTTTAATAAAAGTATTTTTATATAAATCATTAATAGTTACACAACTATTAAGTATTTTTTCTATATGATTAGTATCCATGTTTTTAATAAGAATATATTCAGTTTCTTTTAATTCATTCATATCAGCATCATAATTTTTATCCCAAAAAAGTATTTCTCTTGGTTCAAGAAATTTTAATTCTGCCATTAGAATTTCATCTTCTTGTATGTACCAAAAACCACGAGTATTAAAAAGTATTCTTTTAATAATAAGAACTTGTGCTAATCTTAAATCAGGGGAATTTTCCCAAAAGTTTTTAATTTCTAAATAATTTTTATTCCATTTTTCAACAAGTTCTTTTATATGATAAATAGGATCATCTATTGATGTTTGATCTTTTTTTTGTTTAAACCAAAATTCTAAAAGTTTAGTTTTATTTTTATCATCCTTTAATACTTTTAATATTATAGGTATTCTTCTTTTTTGTCTCATTTTTTATTTTTTATAATTTGAAACCTTGACTTTTCAAATATAATAATGCTTCTGCATTACCTTTTGCATCATCTACTGGATGATGAGTATGTTTTGTTTTTCTATGTTTTTTCCATTTGTAATAAGGATTATTATAAAAACCAGAAAACAAATCACCAATTCTTCTACTTGACCAACCAAAAGGATTTTCATCAAGATATATATGAAAATACCAATTTATCCAACTTCCATCAAATTGATTATTATCAGATATTAATATTGGACTTTTTATTGAATTATCAGATAACCATTTTTTAAATTTTATAAAAACCTCTTTTGGTTCTTCAAAATTTTCATGTTGTTCTCTTGAAAATCCTGAAATAACTAATGCTTCTGTATCATATAAAACAGAAACAGGTTTTGTTTGACCATAAAATGTTTTATCTAATTTTTCATCTAAAACAATAGCACCAAAACATATCATAGAATGAATACCCAATATTGGACCATCAGTTTCAACATCTACTACTATATAACTCATATTTCTTTTTTTATTTCAAAACTTTCATCTTCAATAAATCTAAGAGCAGAGTAAGCATTATCTATATCTTTAAAAGATTTAACAAATAAAGAAAAATTTCTTAAACAATAATTTTCTTCTGGTGTTAATATTTGTTCTCTATCTTTTATATATTCTGAACTATTATGAATAACTTTACCATCATAATCATTACTATTTTCTATAAAATCTTTTGCCATTTTTTCAGCATCTTTCATTGTTTCAGATTGTACTTCTAATACAACTTTATCAAAAACAATACATTTAACATCTATTACTATTTTAAACTTTTTCATATTTTTTAATTTTATTTTGTAAAATATCATATATTTCTTTCCATGTTTTAGGTAATCCCATTAAACATTTATCATCAATATATACATCAGCAGAAATTTTTCTGCAATCTTCACCATGTTTTTCTATTTTATTTGGTAAATTACAATTAATGTAACTATATGCAATATTATTTTTTATAAGATACATTTGCATATCTCCTTGAAATAATCCTGTTCTACAACTATTAATTATTATATTACAACCTTGATAATAAAGAAGGTTAATATATTTTTCAGCTTCAAAAATCATATTTCCTATTTTTGGATATTTATCTTCAACAATAGTTCCATCAAAATCTATTGCTATTGTAAATTTATTATTTTCCATTTATTATTTTTTAAACTTTTTAAAATCCACTCTATCATCTAAATCTGGTCTATTTTCAATCATCCAAGAAAGAAATAAAGCATTACATTGAATATGACCAACATGTGATAATTTACTTTCTTTATCAATATTTTCTCCTTCCATAAAAGAATCTAAATGTCTTTTTAGGCTTTCACAAATTTCAGTAATGGATAATCCTTTCATCCAATTGTGAGAATCATATTTATTAGCACCAAATTCAAGTACTCTTACCATTGGTAAAAGTGATGATTGTGGTACTAAAGACCATTTTGGTTTTTCATTATTAAATCTCAAACCTTTTTTATTCATATTATATTTATTTTCAATTCCAAATCTTTTTTAATTCATTATTAAAATATATAGGATATTTATCATCAGAAAGATTAAAAATTTCTTCTGATTTTTTTAATGGTAATTCTAATTCTGAATTTAAAAAATCATTTGGATTGCTATTTACATTAAATTCACTATTTATTTTTTTAATAAATTGATCTAATGCTTTTTTGTTTTTTGATAGTATATTATATTCATTTATTTTTTGTGGTTCAGAAAATAGCAAATTTAATTGAGATTTAGTGTACATTTTACTATATTTACCTTGTAAAAATTTATCATAAGCATTCCCAACATCTTTTGGAATATTAAGAACAATTATATGTTTTCTCGATTTTCTTATGTCAGAATCTGGACAATAATCTGTTATATAATAATCTTCAAATCTTATCCATTCTAAAAAATTATAAAAAATCTTTTCTTGAACTTTCTTATCAGTCATTATATATATACATTTTTTGTTAGAAATTTCTGAATCATCTAATAAAATATCATGTATACCAACTGCCAACTTAAATATTCTACTTATTTTTTTAGTAAAAACATTACCATGAAAAATTAAAGAAGGAAGTAAAAATCTTCTTGTTTTATTAATATAATAACTACCAATTTTAATATTCATAAATCAATTATTTTATTCCATTCCAATCTATTTCCAAAACTTCATTATTTTTTTCTAATATCATATCTTCTTTCCATTGCACTGCATCATAATATTTATATTCTTCTAAAAGTTCTTCAAAACCTACAATTTTTTTACAAATACTATAAGTGAATTTTTTATCTTTAGATAAAATTTCATATTCTGGTCTTCCTTTTTCACCAATATATATTAGATTATCACTCATTTTATACAGTAAAGGATTTCCTGGTTTAGTATTAGATTCAACAATAAATAAAAAAGATTCAATTAATACATTATCAATATTAAATTTATCATTTACATTAAATGAAGAATTTTTGTTACTTAAAGCCTTGATATACCAACTTGCTTGTATATCATATCTAAAATATTTTACTTTATCTATAAAATCTAAAGTATTTCCAGACATTGTTTTAATATCTATTGGTTGAAATGATATAACTTTATTTTTACTATCTTTAAAAACAATAAGTAAATCTAAAAGTGCCTTACAATCAACATCTTTATATTTAAAATATATTGGTAATTGATAATAAATATCTACATTTTTTATTATTGACAGTTGAGATCTATCAAAATATTTAGATGTTCTACTATTTGTTTTAAAAGAATGTATTATATTATCAATTAATTCTTTTTGTGTTTTATCAATTATTTGTTTATCATAAGAAAGTTTAAGGTCTTCAAAATAATCAAAACATCTTTCTATTAATCCGTTAATTCTTTTTGTTCCTGGTTTACCATTATACCAATTATGTTCAATTATACAATCCATTAACTCTTTTTCATAATGATATAAATCATAAATATCATCATTTTTTTCTGTAATTTCATCAAAAAGCATTTTTATAATACTCATTTCAACATCAGAAGGTTTTTTTTCAAGTTCAGAAACATAATATTTTTTTTCAAAGTCTCCTTCTTTTCCTGTTAAAATACAATCAACTGCTGAACCTATTATAAAATGGCCTTTTTGTTTATAATTAGTATCTTTTTCTTCCATTAAATCAGATACAAATGAATCAAAACCATTAATTAATTTTTTTAATTTTGATTGATTTATTGCATCTGATTCAAAATATTTATCTATCTCTTTTTGAGATGTTAATATTAATCCCATTTTTCTTTTTCTATTAAATTTATTATTTTTTTAAAATCTTCAAAACTCATTGACACTATATCATGAAAATTATTTCTTTTCCTGCCTCTACCTACTTCTTTTCTGTGTATTAAAACAAGAGGTCTATTGTGTTCTGGAGCTATACTTGGAAACATATTTTTAATTCTGTTAGTAATCTCATGTAAAACTTTGCTAACATTCATATTTTTTTGTTTACCAGCTTTAATTTGTACATTAAATGGTAAATTTATTAAATCAATACCAGCATCATCATGTATTCTGCTACCATATCTCGATGTAACACAGTAAGAAAAACCAAGATTCTTGAAAATCTTGGCATAATATCTTTCTGCATCAGAGCCTTTTCTTTTATTTTGTGCTCCAATCATAAATTTATATTTTATTAATTTCTATTTTTCAATACTCGCATTTCTTTTTTAGACTTTTTTTAATTTCATCTAATCTATTTATAATATTATTTCTACTTATTTCAGGTATTTCAGGAATAACAATAGAGTAATTTGAATCATCTTTATTATTAATTTTACCTTGATAAGTAATTAAGTTGAAAAAATCATCTTCAAATCCATCTTGAAGTTCATCATTTATAATATTACCATCAGAATCTGTTTCAAGAATTTTTACTGGATAATATGTACAAACTCTCATTTTACCATAATCAGAATAATGTGGTACTGAAACAACATCAGTAGGATTTATTAATACCATTAAAGAAATATCTCCAAAATAATTACCATTCAACCATTCTTTACCAGCAACATGTAAACCAGCACTACAAATATTTTCCTGTGATGGATCACATTTTTTTCTTGGTATAGTTACTGGTTTTCCTAATTTAATACGAAAAGTACCAGTATAACTGTCGGTATAAATAGGTGATAATTCTTCATCAGATAATTTAGAATATAATTTATCTAAACTTCCTACAATTTTTTCAGGATAAAATTCTAATATTTCATCATTTTTATTTAAAATATCATAATAATTTACATTATCGTTATCAATATCTTTAAATATTACATAGTCAGAAGGATTTTCTTTATCTTCAAATTTAATTTTAACATATTCATTACTAATAAGTTTTGCTAGTCTTGTACTTATTTCAATACCATTAGATTTAAGATTTACATTTCTATATGCTACAAATAAACCTGATTTTGAAATAGTCATACCATACTTATCTAAAAACCAAAATAAATTAGTTCTTACTCTACTATCTGGATTTAAAGAAACTAAAGTCCAAAAATTAAGATAAGTTTGAACTAGTTCTAAATTATCTTCTTTTTCTGCTTTATAAAAAGCTAACGCAAGATCTTCAGGAACTGTAAGATCAGAAATAGATTTAATATATACACTATTTCCAAAAGAACTTAAATATTTTGAATTATTCAAATCAGATAATATTTCTTTTTTATTATTGATTTCTTCTTTTTTATTACAAAATTCAGGAATCATAAGACATCTTACTTTTTCTTCATCTTCTTGATTTAGTAAAATATCATTATATAATTCTTCAGTACAATTATTATTGGATAATAATGTACCATCATCAAGTATAACTGTAATACTCTTTTTTAATTTAATTACTTTCATTGTTTTCTTTTTTAATATTAAAAATTGTTTCACTCTTTAATTTATTAATTGCCTCTATATTTACTTTAAAAAGTTTTCTTGCTAATACATAATCTACTGTTATATTTATTTTTTCTTTTTCTATATATTTAATTGATTCTTTGTTTTGAAAATAAAATAAACATTTAGCATTATGTAAAATTTTATAATTACTATCAACTATAGATCTGATTTCTTCATTAAACCAATTTTTATTCAAACATAAACTATAAATTTCTTCCATAAACTTTTCATAATCTTTATGTCTCGTATAATATTTAAAAAAATACTTATCTTTAAAATCATTAAGTGTTTTGATAATGTTATGTAATTCTTTAGATACTTCGTTAATATTATTAATACGATTTAAATTTGTAATATGAGGTATTTTTTTTTCTATATATATTGCAGTTGCAATATTTCTTATTAATTTATATTTTACGTTTTTTAAAAAATTATCTATTTTTACAAAATTTTTAATCTCTTTTAGTAATTTTATTTTAGTAGGTGCTACTTCTAATATATTTATGTGTTCATGTGCTGCAAAATATAATAAACTTAATCTTTTATCTTTTTTTTCACCATAAACAGTAAGTTCTCCAAATTGTTTATATAATTTATCTAATTTAAAAATATCTGGGTCAGAAACTGTTCTCATATATCCTTTTTGAGATTCTCTCAATATATGCAAAGTTACAGATTGTTTATAATCAATTATTTTTCTTTTTGCGTTTTTTCTTTTCTCTTTATTTTTTTCTTTTCTTTCTTCTATCCATTTTTTTGGTATATCATTATATGAAAATGTTTTTAATTCTTTTGATAACCTATCAATAACATATTTAAATATTATTTTATGTATTTTTGTTTCTTTTTTATTGAGTGGTTTATAATCCAATGGTAATAATTTTTTAATTTTTCTATAATAAGTAATTAACTTTTCATGTTTAATAAAAACACACCAGTAATCAAAAGTATCTCTTATAAATTCTTTTTCAATATGTTTTAAATCATCATTAATTAAATAAAATTTTTTATTATGAAAGAATATATTTGAAATACTAATTGAATCAGTACTATTTGATATTCTTAAATTATCAAAATTATATTTACATTTTATAATGTTACTACCAAGTATAAATTCATAAAAATAAATAAACAAATTATTTTCATATTTCTCATTATTTAAAGTAATATTTGAATGATTTTTATTTATGTTTATAGAAACTTTTGAATTATCATTTTCAATTAATACTAATTCATAATTACTTCTTATTGCATTTATAAATTCTTTTGGATTATTATAATTTTTAGTTAGTTTATTTTTTGTTAGTTCCTTTATTTCATCAAGAGCATTATCAATTTTTTTTTCAATTACTTTTATATTTTTTTCAGAATAAAGAATTTCTTCTCTATTTGGTGTTACTTCTAAATCACCTATATTAAACTTTAAAGAAATAGGATAATTATTTATCTTACTATTATAATACTTTGTTAAACTATAAAGTCTTAAAGGATATTTAACTTTACCGAGCAAAATATCCATTGAAGTATTATTTAGTGTATTAACATTAAAATAATTATATTTTTTAATTTTTAAATCATTAAAATCATTTTCAACATTTGTAATATCAGTAGTGTTTATAATATAAAGATTTTCAAAATAAACTAATTGTTTGTTAATAGCATTTGAAAACAAGTAAACATCATCTGTTTTAACATTAACAAAGACTTCTAAACCATTTCTTTCATCAGTAATTTGTTTATGTAACATATCAATAGAAATAGTATTTCCATCTTTATACATCATGTATTTGAATTTTTCACCATTATAAACTGATGTAATATATACAACATCAGAATAAGATAGTGCTGAGAATCTTCCTATACCAAAAGCTCCGATTTGATTATTAGTATTTCTTTTAGTTGAACTTCCTATATTTCTATAAATTTGATTAAATCTTTCTTCGCTTAATCCTACACCAAAATCTTGTATTCTACAAAAACAATTATTTTCTGTATCTTTTCCTAACTCAAGTATAACTGGTTCTGATACACCAGCTTCAACATGAGAATCCCAAGCATTACTTACAGTTTCTCTAATAAATGATTCTATAGGATTAGAATATAAATTTGTGGATAAGATAGTAACAATAAAATCTATATTATTTTTATCTATTGATACATTATTTTTTTTAATTTCTCCTATTTGTTTTATTTCTTTTATACTTTCATTAAATTTCATATTACCAATTTATTTTTTTTAATTTTTTATTGTTTATAATTTCATTTACATAATAAAAATGATTACAACCAAAAAATCCAGCTTTACCATTTGCATATGATTCAGCAGCTGGATGAGGTGCTGTCATAATATAATTCAAATCTTCATTTGTAGGTATTTGTTTTATTGTTTCTTTATCATATCCTTTAACATTAAATTTATTATTTATATAAACAGAAAATATTTCTGCTTTTTTACCCCACAATAACCATATACAAGGATTTTTTATTGAAATATAATGTATAATCTTTCTAATAAAATTTTTCCAATGTATTAAATGACTACCTGCATTACCAGTTTCAACAGTAAGTGCTGTATTCAATAAGAAAACACCTTGATTTTCCCAAGAAAGAGGATTTACTGTTTCTGTATTTGTAGAATCTTTTATTTCCTTATATATATTTTTTAAGGATACTGGTATTCTATTTCTACCATTAATAAAACTCAAACCTATTGCATCTCCTGATGTTGGATAAGGATCTTGACCCAGAATTACAATTTTTATTGATTTTAAAGGTTTATTAAAAACTCTAAATATATTCTCTTTAGATGGTTGAAATGATATATTTGGTAATATTTCTTCATTTAATGTTTTAAGAGGTTCTTGATGAATTATTGGAAATATTATTTCATGCCAACTTTCATCTATTTGTTCTTTTAAATTCATAATAATTTATTTTCATTTAAAAACTGAATTAATAATTCTTTTCCATATTTTACATAAAAATCAGAAGGATCTTTTACATTTTTATAAAGTAAAGAAATAGGTAAATATATTGGTTTAGATTTATAAGAAAAGTAAGAATTAATTATTTTACTAAGTCTTTCACTTTCTTTAATACCAGTACTATCATTATCATAAAATACACTAATATGATTAAATCTTTTACATAAATCAAATAATATGTTTTCATCTGGTACCATTCCTTCATTTTGAAACCAAACAGCATGTAAATTCTGATTTTTTAAAACCCTATAATCTTTATAAGATTTAGTAATAATAAGTTTATCATTGTGGTTACAAAGACTTTTAATTCCACCTATATCATTTTTACTACAAGTACTTAAAAATCTATATTTACCTTTTTGATATGGCCTATAAAGTTTTTTTTTATTATTTTCAAATTGAGTATAAGCATAACATATATCATAAACTCTTTTACTAAAATCACCTTTTCTGCTGTGTTTAATAAATATTTTTTTAACAGGAAAAACATTATCATTTATTAATTGTTGTTTACTTATACCATATTGCATCCAAAAAACTTTATCTCTTGAATCAAAAGGTCTTGTTTCAATATTAATCTCTACTTTTTTTTTATGATTTTTTTTAATGGTTTTTTTAAATTGAATTATTTTTAATTTTTTACCAAGTATTAATTTGTTTTTTATAAATTCTAAAGTCTTATAAAAATTTGGTAAATTATAATATATTTTTACAGCTTCAAAACAATCAAGACTTATTACTTTTTTATCTTTATTATATATTTGACTACCAAAATCAATAAAATTTAATTTATTTGACAAATTATTATATTCAAACCAGCAACCTGCATTATTATCTTTTCTGAATGGAGATGTTACATAATCAAATTCTTTGGGTTGAAAACCAAAAACTAATTCAAAAATTTGTCTTTCAGTTACATAATTAAAAATTTCATTTTTATCTATAAAACCTATTTTCTTTAAATCATCATCATTACAATTAAAAATCATATAACAAATTTATAAAAAGTGAAGAACCAAAGCTCTTCACTTTATTTTATTTACCATGTAGAAGGAGTTGGAGTTGGATCTGTACTACTTTCTATTACTTTTTTAGCATTATTTGAATTTGTACTTTGTTGAATTGCTTTGTTAGATTCCATAAAAATTGAATCTCTATCAAATGGATGAACATTATTAGCATCATCTACATATCTCAAACCATTTTCATCTCTAACTTCTTTCCAAGAACCAAGTGGTATTTTAGATAGAACTAAAAAATCACCACCTTTAAGATTTTTAGGTAATTCAATATAAGTTTTATCTTGACCACTTTTAATTTCCCACTGATATTCTAAGAAAATATCAACTGGTTTATCATCAATTTTTCCAGCTGCTAGATCAGCAAGTTTTTTCATTCCTTCTGATATAGAATTAGAAGATAACGTAGATGAAACATTATCAATTTGTTCTTTAGTTACACCAACTGCTTTTAATGCGTGTTTAATAACTGCAATATTTTGACGTGTTCTTTTAATAAATTCTTCATCATATCCATCTTCACCAGAATTAACTAATTTACCACTTGAAATATATAATGGACCAGTTATTTCATAAATTCTTCTACGATATTCTTTATCTCCTATCTTTACATTAATATCTACTGCATTTGCAGGAGAATTATCTTTTCCAGAATTTGGATTAAATTCTAATTTAATTATAGTTCCTTTGTTTAATCCAAATTTCCCACCTGATTTACTTTTCAATGATGAATCATTATCATCAATTTCAAAAATATTTTCTACTTTTTCTGTCATAATTTTTTTATTAATTGTTATTTTACTATTTTTTTAATATAAAATCTTTTATTTATGTAAATTTTGTAATAAATGTTTCATTAGAAACTTCATCATATGTAATATCATTATTTTCATGAGAAAAATCGGGATTTCCGATTTTTCTATTTGGTAATCCAATAATTTTATAAGAAGGTTTTTTAAATTTTCTTATTCTCAAATTACATTCTTTTAATACTTTTCCCATTTGAGAAATATTTAAACCATAATGTTCTGCTAAAGCATCTTTTTTCCAACCTGCATCTACTTTTTCTTTTATTTCATCATATTTAATTTCTACCATTTTACTTTTTTTTAATTATAATATTTATTTATTTTTTCTACAACTAAACCGAGATCATTTAGTATAGTTAATTCTTCAAACATACCTTCTGGAGATTTTGATGGATATTGACCATCAAAATTAGTAATAAATTCTTTTTTTGCTTTTTTAGTATTTTCATCATATGATTGTTTACCATAAAGCACAATATCAAATTTTCCTTCTGGTGATATGTAATCTTGAACCATTTTCCTTAATACCTACATATTTCTATGAGGAGTGGACTATATCTTTATTTTTATATTTCTAATAAAAATACACACTGTTTCCAAATTATATTTCTATAAAATGTACTCCCAATAGGGATAGTCTCTGAACCTTACCCATGCTAAAGGGTCTTGGCTGCTGATTGTCTAATTCAAATAATTTTAAAACATTCACACTTATCTTTTTAGATTATGTTGTAGTTTATTTGACTCTAAAGATGTTCCAGCAATTAAATGTGTTTAATGTGAGCCATATGGTTAACCCACAGTTTTATATCTGTATGAAATAGTATCATTAGTACTATCTTTATATTCCTCATAATGAGCCATCATTATAAAGTTTATAGAATGAGAGCTTTCCATAGCTGTAAATATTTTATCCATGAAATAGCCTATCTGTTTAAAAACTTCATAACCTTTTTTCATAGCATTTGCCATATAATAATCTTGCATTACATAATTACTATCATCAAATACTATATTTTTAATTTCAGGCCTGTTATTAACTATATAATTAATAACTTTAGCTACACTCTCTCCGTTATTACTAATAAACCTGTTACCATTTTCTTTTGATGGTGGATTTAAAGGATTACAAACTTTATAAATTTTATTACTACTTCTAAAAGGTAATGGTTTAGCGGTAGCAGTAATAATAAATGTTTCATTGGGATTAAGACCTTTTATCCCAAGATTTTCTGATTTTCCAATACTTGTAGATTTACCAAATCCACTTTTAGCTAATATTAATATTTTTGCCATTTTTTAATAATTATTTTATTTCTAATTTTTTAAAACTTTTTAAATTTCCAATCATATTTGTTCTAAAATGTTGTGGAAAAATACAATGCCTACTTTCAACAAGATGTAATGTTCTCATGTTAGGATATAATAGATCACCATTTCTATCTTTTATTTTAAGATTAAAATGATTATCTATTTTAAATTTGTTATCATTTGGATTAAACATTGTAAAGACATAATCTGCATCTTCTGAAAGATTTCCAGTATCTTTAATTGATTCAGATGTAGGATATAATTCATTTTTATTATACTTAATTTTTTCTATATCATACATATTTCTATTAGTATGTATGATATGAACAAATGTATAACCACAAGTATTACGAAGTTCAACTGAATATTCTATAAATTTATCAACATTTTGTTTCATTTGAAAACCTCTTTCTGGTATTAACTTTCTTAAATGATCTGTTATAATAATAGTATATTTATTAGGATTATTACTTTTATAACCAGTAATTCTATTATTAAAATCAGAAGAAGATTTTATAAATGTACCTGATTTTGAAGCATGATTTAAAAGAAAATTCCTTAATCCTGTTGGATTATCTTTTTCTTCTATAAATTGTATTAAACCGTTTTTCAATTGAATACCTTCTTTAGAAAACTCACCAAATAAAGGAATTATCCTATTTGAATATACTTCTTTTAATTTATTTTCAACTTGTTCTTTAACTTTTATTATATTACCATTATCATCTTGTAATCTACCTCTTAAATAATCAGGAGATAAATCAATAATATTTGTTTTTATACCATTATTTGTATATGTTATATTATCATCTAATTTTATTTTTTCTATATTATAATCATTATATAAAAAGAAAGAAGCAAAATCAAATTCTTTACTAACTCTGTCTAATTCAAAAGAAAAGTAAATCCATTCTATTGCTATTTTATTTTCAATAGCATGCAAAAAAGGTTGTATAACAAAAGCATAATCTGCAAAAGTAGATTTTCCAGTTTTAGAGCTGGCTGCTATTCCATATATTCTACCTTTTTGCACCCCGTTGATTGCCTTAGATACATTATTAAGACCATCACCCATTGGCAAACCTTTGTTTTTTCCTGATTGACCCTTTTTATATTCTTCTATTAAATTCATTATTCAAGTATTACATCAAAATCACCATCCATTTTTATTAAATCTCTTTTTATTTTTTTATACATTTTTATTGCATTATATTTGTTGTTACATTAGATTTTTCACTTTCTCTATATTTTTCTATCCAATCTAATAAATCAGAAGTTTTATTAACACCAGAACCTTTTGATATAAAATAATGAGGAAGTCTTATATATCTATAATCTGTATTTCTTAAATACATGTCAGTAGCACTTATAACTTCATCTTTTCTTACATCTGGGTTATCAGCAAAAAACTTCTTCATTCTTCTTATTGATTCTTTTATATGTCCACTTTTTTCAAAACTTGCTTGTCTAAATAATGTAAGATATTCTGTTTTTACCCATTCAAATTTTGTTTCTTGGTTATAAAATAATGGTATATTCCATTGAATAGAATCATTAGAATCTACCTCAAATATTTTTGAAGTATGTATTTTTTGTTTTAATACATCAGGAATATAATCAGGTTTAAAATTATAATAAATTGATATTAAATAACAAATACCATCATCTTTTCTAATATTATTTTTTAATAATATTTCTAATATTTCTTTATTGATTTCCATTTTATTTTTTTTTATTAGTGATAATAAAACTCAATAAATTCTATTATTGCTTTATAAGTATTATCAAATATATCATCACCATATATTATAGGACCAACTGTTAAATTTTTTTCTAAAATAGTAGTTTCAGATGGTGATATTGTTACTTCATAAGACAAATCATTTATTAAATTATTATTTATTTTTTGAACAACAGGCATTAACCAATCCCAAGACTTATGAAATTCCAAATCTTTTTTATGAAATTTATCTATCCATTGACCATTAAAATCAAAATAACCATGTTGAAAAATAAAATATTCCATTTTGTTTCTTTCATATTCCATAAACTCTGCTATAGATTTATTATCTTCAATTATACATTCTTTACTTTTTTCCATTTTTTTATTTTTTACAGTAAATTATTGTTATTCCATCATCTACACTTAATTTATCAGATGAATGATTAAGATTACAATTATTTGTTAAATTTAAAATTTTTAGTTTATTTTTATCACAAATCAAATAATTTAATTCAGTGTTGTTACTTACATCTAAGGTTTCTATTTTATTATCATATAAAACCAATTTTATTAAGTTAGTATTTTTGCTTACATCTATTGACTTTAATTTATTACAAGAACAATATAACTCCTTTAAATTAGTATTCCTACTTACATTTAAAGTTTTTAACTCATTACAAGAGCAATACAATTCTTTTAAAATTGTGTTATTACTTAAGTTTAATAACTTTAATTTATTATAAGAACAATACAATTTCTTTAAATTAATATTTTTGCTTATGTCTAAAGTTTTTAATTTATTAAAAGAAAGAACCAATGTCTTTAATTTAGTGTTATTATTTACATTTAGAACTCTTATATTATTATAAGCGCAATACAAATCTATTAAATTAATGTTTTTACTTATATCTAAGGTTGATAAGTTATTTTTAAAACAAACCAAATTCTTTAAATTTAAAAAATATTCTATACCTTGTAAAGAGTTTATGTTTAAACCTGCACAATTAATTGTTTCTAAATGTAAAACATCTTGATGTTTTACATTTAATAAATCATATTGAAAGGCTTTGGGTATTTTATTTTTTAAAAAGTATCTAAAATTAGGATCAGGGATTTTTACTAAGTTTTTCATAATAGATTAATTTTATTATATTTTTTAAATACCATTTTTTATACATTTATAAATTATTATTTTTAATCCATGTTATAAAACTGTCTTGTAAATCATAACACTTACTAAATCTTTTAAATATTTTTTCTAAATCATTTTCTTTTTCTATAATGTATTTTTCAGAAATATTATATATTGATAAAAATTTATCAAATTGATGATAAACAGTTGATATAATATCAGGATAATCAGTAACAATAAAAAACTTAATTCTACCAAATAATGAAATATATAAAATTACAAAAGACAATTCAGTTATTTTAACAGGTTCTAAAAAACTTTCAGGATATAGCATAATAAAGAAAGAATTTTTATCACTACAATTTAAAAGAAACTTTTTAATAGACTTAAAAATAAACAATTCTAATAAATCTTCATCAACCCCATCTAATATTCTCTTTATTATATTTATAGTTTTTGGATAAGATGAAATCATTTCTTTATTTTTTGTTTTATAAAGATAGTTATCACAGTAACTAAAACCTACATTTTCAATTTCTTCAATATCTATTAATTTAAAATTTTCATTTTTTATATTTTCTATATTACTAAGTTGTAAATAAAGTTTACGTGCTATTAAAGATTTTTGACTTTTAGAATCACCAGTAAGTATAGTAATTCTATCTAAATCAATACTTGCTTTTTTAATTCCATTAAAGTTTTTAAGTTTTATTTTCATTTTTATTAAAATTTTAAAATGTGTTTAACCATGATTGAATAAAACAACGATAATGTTGCATATTTGTTTTATTTTTCTTTATTTTTAAAGATTTAGATTTTTTAGAAAAAATATGTTTTTTATTATTTCTTTTTACTTTTGTTCTCATACTGTTTTTTATTTGTTATTTTTCAGTAATTTTCTTATTTCATTTATAATAAATTTAACTTTATTGTACACATTTTTTGATCTCTTAAGAGCTTTTTCATCTCTACACATTTCAGTGTATAAATCTGTTTCTATGTTAGTGTAATATTCCATTTTTGCTCTTTGTTTGTTTAAATGATATTCACCTATCACAAAATCATTTAATCCAAAATCAGACAATGTAGTTTCAGCATCTGCTAATCCAATAAAAATAAAAGTATCAACCTTTTCTGTTTCATGCACTATTACTCGTAGTTTGTTAATTCTCAATACACTCTTTATTGATTCTAATGTGTAATTTTTAAATATTTCTTTATTAGCATTAGTATATTCATGTGTTTCTATGACCTTGTATGATAGTATATCTGTTTTACAAGCATGATATAATATATCATTGATTTTTAATTTTGACAATTCCATTTTTATAATTTACATATTCTATTTTATTTTTATCAAAACTTTCAATTAATGAAGATACCCATTTTTCATCTTGAGTTCCAAGTAGTGAAATAATCCATATAGTAGCTTTATAATTCTTTTGTCTAAGCAAAACTCTTGCTGCTTTCTGACATGATAAACCATTTTTATTTGAGTCAGCTTGTACTATTACCAAATGATCTATATTTTTATAAGTAAAACCAATACCACCAGCATTAACCATACTTATATTATCAATTTCACCAGAAATAAACTTTTGTAAATCTTTATTATCTGTTTTAGAATGATAAGTATTTTCACAAAGTAATTCTGCTTGTTTTATACTTGAACAAAAAAATAATTTTCTACCTTTTAAAGTATTCATTAAATATTTTGCCACTTCTGTTTTTGTTTTACTATTATAGATAGCTCTCATTCTTGATAATATTTTAAATTGTGCATCTTTTTTTTTTTGAAATATTGAATTTTGAGCATTAATATGTAACCATCTGTATTGATCAATTTCAGAAGTCATAAATGAAACATTTTTATTACCAGCTTTAATATCTTTTTTATTACTCATACCAACTTCTAATATTTTAATAGAATAATCAGATAATAAACCAATATTAACAGCCTTATTAATAGAAATATCATAAAGTATATTAAGTTTTAAATTTCTATAAATTTGTAATTTATCTTCATGTTTAGTTGGTGTACCAGTCATACTAATTAAATAATCATAGTTAATTTTTTTGTTTATAAAATTAATACAATTATTTTCAGTAATTTTCTGTTCTTCATCCAATATTATCATATCAAAATAACCTGTTATTTTATTCAATGATGCCCATGTAACTGTTGTAAGAATTTTCAAATATTTTTTTGCTTTCCATTTATTAAATTCTTCTGGTATATCTTTTTTTGCTAATTCTGATGAAGGTGTTACCCATAATATTGAAGTAGGTTTATTTTTTTTAATAATATCAATAGCTATTTTTGTTTTTCCACATCTTGGTGCAAGTAATAATCTTCCTGTTGGTTTTAATTTTAATGAATCTACTATTTCCTTCTGTATTTCTTCTTTTTCTTTATCATTCATAATTACTTATATATTTAATTGTTACTATTACATATTCTATATTATCTTTTTTAGTAATTTCACTAATACTTTCAAAAATAATATCATTTTTATCAGATATGATTTTTAATGGTATTTCAAAATTATCTAATAAACTGTTACATATTGAATTTAAATCTATTGTTTTTTCAGTTGAAGTGATAATTACGGGATAACAGTTATAGTTAAAATTCATTATATAAATCTTTTCTATCTTCCCAATAATTAGAAACCATTGTATCTATTTGCTTTTGGGACATTAAGGATAATGATGGTCCAAAATCATCATATAATTTTGTAATGGCTTCTTTTAATTGTTCTTCAGTTATAAACAATTTATGTATTAATCTTTTTTCTTCTTTTTTCATTTTTCTATTATTTTAATTATTTTATAAACTTCATCAATATAGTATTGATAATTAATTTTTGATTTTATTTCATTATTTGTTATTTTATTCATGTCATTACAAACAGTACATAAATAACCTGATTCAATATTAGTGTTTCTTATTTCAGTTTTATTTTTTAATGGTGGCATTTCTTTAATTAAAGTAACACCAGTTCCATGGTTATAATACCTCTTTTCAGTTTTTTTTCTTTTTGATTCAGGATTATCTATTTTAATTCTTTTTTCTTCAATATACCCTGAAATATAATATCTTGTTACTCTTTGTAATTGTTCTGAAAAATAGACATCACCTTTTTCATTAAATACTTTTTGATAGAGTTTATCTGATTTTTTTATTTTAGTTCTTTTAAAAAAATCATATAAATCATCATGTTCTTTAATGAACTTTTCTACTGAAATGTTCTTTACAAAATATGCTTCTAATGCTTTTGGTATTATAAGCATTGAAAAATTTTTATGTAATTCCAATTCTCCTGGTCCAATTTTATAAATAAAAGCTGAACCTTTTCTTTTAATATAACCATCAGTTGTAACAGCAATATAATTATTTACATTATTTATTATCATTTTAGAATAGGTATTATATTCTAATTCAAGATTAGTAAGTTTTTCCCATTTTTTACAAATAGATTTCATTTTTTCAATATGTTTTTTATTTACTTTTAAAGAAATACCATCTGTATTTGCTTGATATATTTTACAATAAGGAAGTTCTTCTATTAGTTTTTCAATAAGCATACAAAGTACTAACTGGCCATTTACACATGTTTTCATGGTATATGCTGGATCATATAATGGTGAGTATATTGAATTAGATTTCAGTTTTGTTATCATAGTTGTTCTTTTAATCAACCATTTCTATATGTTTCCATATAGCTCAGACTATATCTTTATCCTATATTTAGGATAATGGGTTCTCGTGTTCTTATTATATTCCTTATAAACATAAGGGTTCAAAGATTAGTCGTTGCACCTTCAAATAATTTTTACACTATAAGCTCGGTTAAGAGTTACCATATATTTCTACTTAGGCTTTCTCTTAATTCTCCCATTCCACTTATAATATTACTACTATAAGGGGCTTTGTTTAAATTTAAAATATAAATTTTTGTAAGGTTTTCCTGTTCTACAAGATTTATTAATACTGACTGATTGAAGAAAATTTATAGGTTTACCCATTCTTGTAGAATTGAATCTACTTTTTATTGGTAAATTATTTTCAGAAGTTAATGACCATTCTTCTAAATCTTTTGCACTATTAAATAGTTTTAAAAAATTCATATTAATATCATATACTTCTACTTCTGATAATTTTTTTCTTTTAGTCAATTTATCTTTAGTTCTATCTCCTTTTTTCTTTTTTGGTACTTTTAAATGTTCAGTTGACTTATATTTTTTACCCTTATTCCAAGATTTGAAATTAAACCAATATTCAAACTGATTTAATTCGTATTCAGATAACTCATCGTTAGAAATTTTATTTTCTTTCCAGAGTTTGTATTTATCTGTTAATACTTTGTATCTCTTCTTGTTGGACAAAGCTCTTTTTTTAATAATATCATCTATAAATTGTGTACCACCTGTGGCATTTGGATTTATATTATATAACATATCAAAATCATACAAATTAATCCATTTTTGTTCTTTTTCTAAAAAAGAATCATTAAGAACTTCGACAATAACAAATTCAAAATTTTCACCACCATACTTATTCCAAGCATTTTGTAAATGTATATTTTTGTGCTTATTATTGTTTAATTCCCATTTATGTAACCACCATCTTTTTTTAAAAGAGTCAGAAGTTGAACCAATATATCTTTTATAATTAAACTTGTTAATTATACAGTAAATTCCTTTTTTATCTTTGTTTTTCATACTACAAAGATACTAAAATTGTTTTTAAATACAAAACCATAACTACCATTTAAAGTAAGTTTTAATGCTAAATTCTCTGCTGGATGAGTTTTTTTATTATATTTTTTCCTTTCTTCATAAATTGATTCATATATATCACAATATTCTTCTCCAAAGTGTTCTGGGTAGAATTTATTTTTAATTGCAAGATTTGGGTAAAAAGATTTTATATCAACATCATATATATCATATTCATTATCTGATTCATATATACCTGGTTCTATACAAGAATGTAAACCACCTGTACCAAAATCATATTGCATGCCTTTATAAACAATATTAAGTGTTTTTTGTTTATCTACTACTTTTTTTATATTGTAATAAGGTTCTAAACTTTTTAATTCTTCAAAAGGAATTTTACTAAAAACACCATTAGTTTCTTTTATTGTTTTAGATTTAAACCATTCTAATATTTTTTTAAATGGTTCTGTTTTAAAAGATATATAATCAAAAATTATATCTTTTAAATTAATACTTTCTCTTTTAGTATTTTTAATAATCTTTTTAATTCCTCTATCTGTATCAATTTTATGATATACTACGTTTTCACCTAATTTATTAATAATTTTACTAATCAATATTGTTTCTCCTATTTTAGTAGAATTATAATTAGTAAAATCAATATTATATTGAATACTTAGTTTTTCTCTTAGTTGTATTTCTTTTAAAGTTTCATAATATAATAATTCAGTTGCGTTAACATCATTATCACAATATTCTATTATTGTTCTAATTTGTTCATTTTTTAGTACTGTACCAGGTTCATAAGGTAATTCTTGTATATTATCTAGTTTTAAATTGAATTCTAATAGTTTTAAAGAAGTCATTTTTGCTTTATTATCATAATGATTTATCTTAAATAAATCAATTTGTTTTTTTACATAATCAAAATTTTTAATATAAGATTTTTTACCTTTTATAATATTATTTGAATAATTAAATAGCAATTTACAAAACATCCTGCCTTTTAATTTCCATAATTTATTTAAAGCATAATGTAGTACTGGATAATCATAATTTATACTATTAAACCCAACCATATCATTAACACTTTCTTTTAACCAATAACTAATAAAAGGTCTATCATCACTTATTGGACTTACTTGGAATTTAACTCTTTCTTTTGTTTCAACATTTTTTGCACATAATAAAAAAAGATTAGGATAACATTCTATATCCCAAATCCATCTGTTTTTTTTCATAGTTTTGTTATTTTATGAATACGAATATTATTATATCTTTTGTTATTTTTTTCAGAACCTTCAAAAGAATATTTTATATTAACTATTGAATTTTCATCAATATTATCTAATTGTTTAATTTTAGAATTTCTTATTTCTGGATATAATTTTTGACCATCTTTAGTTTCAATAGTTAATACTTTTTTATATAAATCAGGAGCATTTTTTCTTTCTATGTGTATAAGATCTCCTATTAATACTACTATTCCTTCTATTTCATAATAATTTTTCATAACTTTTTATGTGTTGTATAAAATTAATAACTCACTTGCTCTTGTTATTGCTGTATAAATTAATTTTTGTTTATCATTTTTACTAATGTTTATATTTTTAACATTTACAATAACTTTTTTATATGTAGAACCTTGACTTTTATGGACTGTAATTGCATGATTATATTTTAAATCAGCAAAATTTTCAATAAAATCATAATAATCTATCCAATTAATATCAGAAAAACTTATTTTGTTTTTTAATAATTTTAAAAATTCATTATATTGTTTTTCTGAATCTTCATGTATAACAACAATATTACCATTTATAAAATAACATTTTAGTTTTATAGATTTATATATTGGTTCTTCATCATAAATTCTATCTTTATATGAGAAATTAACTTTTTCTATTGTTAAACTTTCAACTTTTATTTCTTCATTTGTAAAATAATTATTATCATCATAAGGTTTATTAAATACTAAAGTCTCTCCTATTTCTATTTTAGAAGGATTATTATATATTTTATTTCTTACTAATTTATTTATTTTATCAACTTCTGCATTTGTATAAGCAAGATATTTTAAATCATCTGTACCATTTATTTTTGCCAGACTGTTTATTACTTTGTTTAAATTATTACTATAAATATAACCATGAAGATTTGTTTCTGGGGAATCTAATAATTGTGTTTGTCTGTTATTTATGAGATTTAAGTTTCTACTCAAATTAATAATAGGATTGTTTTTAGTTTGTCTTATTATTTCAGTAAGTTCTAGTTCTGGATATTTTTTTAAAAATACAGGACTATTTTCTTCATTGACTGGTGGTAGTTGTTTTTCATCAGCAATAAAAATAACTTTAGTATTTTTAATATTAGCATATTTTTCTATGGCTTCAAGCAATGTTTTATTTAACATTGATGCTTCATCTATTATAAATAATTTAACATTTTTTAATGGATTGTTTTTAGATTCAGCACTTGATGTAAAAGATATAAGACCTGTTTTATAATCTATTTTTCTCTTCATTTTTAATGCCGAGTGTGTTGTTATAAATTTTAAATTTTCTTCTTCATCAACTTTATTTCTTAATACTTGTACAGCTTTGTTTGTTGGTGCTGAACATAATATAGTTTCATATTTTTTTAAATATCTTTTATTTGCTGACTTAATAAGTTCATTTGCCATAAATGTTTTACCTACACCAGCACTACCTTTAATTAAAAGTCTATCATCATAGTCTAATATATTTAAACTTTTGTTTAATACTTCATTTTGATGATTTGTTAATTTCATATTCTTTAATTTTTTTATAAGCATTTATCATTTTTTCATTATTGCTATAATGAATAGATTTTACAATGTTTCTCATCCAATTATCATAATTTTTAATTGTTATTTCTCTCATAATTTATTTTTTTATTAAAAAAAGTGCCAAATTAATGGCACTTTTCAAACAAATAATTTAAAAACAAATGAAAAACTACAATGACTGACCTTCCATTATATGTTCTACATTATTAAGCTCCGCTACTAATGCAGGTGAAGCATAAAAATCAGAAGGTTCTTTAGTTCTTAAATCTTGATCTTCAGCAGAATTAACAGAAAATGCAATTCTCCTATATTGTATTTTTCCATTTTTATCTAATGCTAATTCACCAGCTTTTTCTGAATTGTCTGGGTATCTTACTACTTGTCTCTCAGAAAAAGTATCTATTGTAACATTTAATTGTGGATTTTCAATAGCATACTTTTCAGTATCAGCTATAATAGGTTTATTACTTAATATCCTATATAAATTAGCACCTTTTACTGTTTGTAATTTTGCTTTAACAGATTCTACTGTTGAATTTAGAGGTACATCAATCCATGCAACTCTTGTTTCATTTGATTTGTATTCCGTTTCTTCAAACCCAAAATCTTCTGAACTAAAGATATTTCCATTAATTGAATTTTTTACAGACTTTGTTGGGTAATAACTTTTGGTTAGTACAGTTTGTTTCAATTCTGCTGTTAATGTTCCTTCTTTTTGATATTCAGAGGTATAAACTCTATTTACTGTAATTTCTGATTTTGAAATTTCTTTTTTAATTCTATTTTCCATTTTAATACTTTTTTAAAAATTTAATTATTAATTTATTGATTTTGTTATATTTTTAAGGTAAATACAAACCTTTTTACACTTTTTATTGACAAAGTGTGAAATTCTAGTTTAATTTAATATGTCAAAGAGCTTCTTTTTATTTTACAAATACTGTTAAAGATTTTCTATTTCCTGAATATATTGTAACTTTAGAATATTCACAAAAATTTAATTCTTTCATTTCATTTACATATACAGTCTGTCTATTTGCAATACCTTGTGAAAGAAGACTTTCATTGAAAACAATAATCCCTTTGTAAGTACAGATAGTTTCTTCATAAATTGCTTTTTCATATGGTGTTTTATAAAATTGTAAATTCCAATTAGTATTATCTTTTTCTTTTGAAATAGTTTGATTTTTATATATTGTTAAAATATTTTTACCATATTTAAAAATATAAGCTATATTATTTATAGGTAAATATATAGTAGTATCTTCATTTCCAATATTTATTTCATTTGGTATATGTGAACCATCTGAATTTTTAAATCTTCTCATTATTGAATTACTATATTCACTATTTCTTGGTATATCTAAAACAAATTCTGTTGGTTGTATTACTTTTTCTTTTTCTTTGCATGATTGAAAAAATAAAATTGCAATCATAATTATTATTGTTTTTTTCATTTTGCTTCAGTTTTATCATCTTTATTTTTTACTTTTTTCTTCATTGGGTCATCTACTTCTTTTATTTTTTTAATTCTATAATTTTTATTGTTTGTTTTATTAAATTGAAATTTTTCTTTTTTTATTTTATAACCTATTGATTTTAAAAAATCAATTTTACCTAATGTCTTATTACCACATAATTTATCATCTGGTATTATTATTTTTTTTGTTTTTATAATAAAACCCAAATGTTTGAAGTTTTTTAATACTTCTTCTTCAGTGTATTTTTTCATTTTATAATGTTAAATGTGGGTTTGTTACTTTAGTTAAAGATTTTTCAGTAACAAATAATATTGTTTCTTTAGGATATAATTCTTGAAATTGTTGTTCTATATCCATTTCTCTAACCATAAATTTATTATTTTTATTATAAAAACTTAAAGGTGAAATTTCAATTATATGACTATTATTTTCCTTGTTATGTTCATATTTTATTTCTAAGTCCTTTACATCTGAAAACATTTCAAATGTTTCTTTTAATTTTTTGTCTAAAAATTCTTCTGATTTCATTTTTTTAATTTTGTTTTATAATAGCTATTAATATTAAAAGAATTTTAAGCTGTTGTATTTTTTACAACAACTTAAAATAATTATTAAATTTAAACATTTTTAAATATATTACATATTATACCAATAAATGTAAGTATTATATATGATATAGATAAAATACGATAAGTAATCTGAAACATTTTAAAATAGGTATAATTGTTTTCTTTTTTTATTTTTTCTAATTTATCTTTTATTTTTTTATCGAAAATTAATGCAATATATATGACTAATTGCAATTCTAATACTGTTTGTAACATTTTTATTTTTTTTTAAATTATTAATTTTTAATGTAATATTCAATTATTCCAAGAATTGTACAAGGTCCAATAAGTATAGTTGTTATCCATACCCAACTAACAATAAATAAAATACTTAAACGAACCATGAAAAGGTAATCTTTAAATACTTTTTTTATGTTTTCTTTAGTTTTTTTAATATATAAAAATATTATAATAAACATTATTAATAAGATTAATTCAGTTATAATAATAAATTTAAATCCTGTAACATAATCATTTATTACTACACTTAATCCTGGTATTTTTGATTCCATTGTTTTTTATTTTTTAAATTATTGTTTTAAATAAAAAAAAGAACTTTTATCAATAGATATGCCTCAAATTGTGTAATATCATTACACATTATTTAATTATACAAAGCATAATTAAATATCATCTATCTTGCCTTATTTGAGGAAAGACTGGGTAACACAATAATGTGTTTTTATATTCCCACAAAGTTCTTTTATATATGTTATTTTTTTGAAATTTTTATTTGAATTTGTAGTGCATAGGAGAATTGAACTCCTGTTGCTGGGCTGAAAATCCAGAGTAATAACCACTATACTAATGCACCATTATAAAATTACTAAATAATTTTATTATTGTTTTAAATAAAAAAGCAGCACATAAATTATCTATATCTAAATATAAGGTTAAGGTATGTTGTAATTTACTGTAAGGTGTAATTCATTACATCAAATATATTTACATAAATGAGCTAATTTATGTTTTTAATATAAATAATAATATGTACTGCTAAATTTTAAAAATGATTAATAATATATTATACAAAGATAGTATATTACTTAAAATTAGTGAGGGTTTTTAGGACGGGTAGAATAATAAAAATAAAACATATAAATATATTATTATATTTATATGTTTTATTAATTTTAATTACATTTCCATATCTCTATTTCTCTTTCTTTTAACTTATGATTTTTGAATATGTTTATATATTTATTTTCTATTTTATATTCATATTTTTTAGTTTTATTATTATAAGAATAAAGATATTCAATGATATTACCTAATTCAATATGACTATTATTGTAATATATTTTACTTATATCACAAAATTCCATTTCATTTGGAAATGACTCTTCTTCCCCATAGTTTTTCTGTAAAATTATTTTAAAAGTATTATTAATTATTATTTTTTCTTTTACAATATATTTTACCCATTTTTTATATACTTTTCTTTCACACTTGTGCATTGTAATCTCTTCAATGTCTTTTATTTTTTTATTTCTCTCATAACAAAGATCTTTAATAATATAATCATAACAAGATTCATAAATGTTTTCTAAAAGTTCTTTTCTTTCTGTCATTTTTTGTATCTTTATCTCTGGTGTAAATTCTTTTTCTATTTCATCTATACTTTTATTAGATAAATAAATTAAAGGTACTTTTTGATTATTAATGTAATCTATTTTATAACATTTAAAACATTTTTCTTTATTAGATTCTAAAAGTTTTTGAAAATTTTGTGCATAATAAAGATAATTACAATCATCAAGATTTTCATTATATCTTTCAAAATAATTTTCAATAGGTATTTCTTTTATAATAGGTTTATAATTCATTTTAGAATCTATATATTTATAAATTATTTCATTTGATTCATTTACTCTTTCTATAAAAGTTTTTCTGTCAAGTTTATATATTTTAGATTTGTATGTTACTTGAATATATCTATATCCTTTTTCATCAAGTATTTCTAATTGTCTTTCTGTTAATTTATATCCTTTTTCCATTTTTTTGTGTTTTATTTATTTAAAATATTTTTTGTTTTAATCCGTTTTTATTATTTATATTATCATAATGTACTACATATACTTCTATTATATTTTCTTTTGTTAGATTTTCTTTTAGAGAATCTAACAAAAGAAAATGTTATATCTTTCATGTTATAAGTTTTTTATTTCTTCTGATAACCAAAAGAGTGTGTTAACAACAACAGATACAGTTAATAATATTAAATATACATTTATTGCTTGTTTATCTTGCTGTGTTAATTCAGTACATTTGTTATATATTGATAAAGCAGTTGCTGAAATTATTGTTATTGCTAAAAACAATATTCCTAATCCTAATTTTGTGTTTTTTATTAAATTTTTCATTTTTTTATGTTTTTAATTGTTACTTGATTATCTATTAACAATGTATCTCCTAATGAAGAACTATTAAAAATGTTATTTTCAGTTAAATCTAAAGTTTTTAAATGGTTATTATAAGCATTTAAAAAACTTAAATTGTTAGTATTTTTTAAATCTAAAGTTTCTAACTCATTATTATTACAACACAAATGAGTTAAATTTTGTTTGTTCTTTACATTTAATTTTTTTAATTTATTGTTATCACAATTTAACATTACTAACCTTTTGTTATTTTTTAAATCAAGATTAATAATGTAATTCTTAGAACAACTTAAATATATTAAATTTATATTTTTACTTACATCTAATTTTGTTATTAAATTGTCATCACAATCTAACTGATTTAAATATGTGTTATTGTTTACATCTAAATCTGTTATTGCATTATTACGACAATTTAAAATTTCTAATTTTGTGTTATTTAATACATTTAATATTGCTATTCTATTATCATTACAATCTAAGTATTTTAAATCTGTGTTTTTTTCTAAGTTTAAATACTTTAAATTATTAAAACTACAATTTAAATGTTTTAATCCCTTGTTTAACTTTAATGATTTTATATTATTATCAAGGCAGTTTAAATATTTTAAATTTATATTTTTACTTACATCTAAATCTGTTATTTGATTTCGATAACAAGTTAAATATTCTAAGTTTATAAAATACTCTATACCTTGTAAAGAAGTTATACTATGATTTGCGCAATTAATTGCTTTTAAATTTAAAACATCTGCATGTTCTGTTTGTAATAAATTATCTTGAAAAGCATTAGGTATAGTACTTAATAAATACTTTCTAAAGCTGTAATTTGGTATTTTTACTAAATTTTTCATTTTAATTTGTTTTTGATTATTGTTTGATTATTTGATTTAATTGCTATTAATATTAATGTTTTGAAAAAAGATAGAAATTAAATTGTAGGTTTTTATGGTGTTGTTTATAAACCACCATAAAACCCCCCATTTCTTCAACTTAAAACAAAGATAACTCTTTAAGTTTCAATACTTAGCATTTATTTATTTTATTTAATTAAAAAACAGTAATACTATACATTTTAGTATTACTGTTTCATTTTAAAGGGTTATTGTTTTCTTATAATGTCTATTTCTTTATACTTTTTTAATTCACTATTAGTTTTCTTTTATACTAATGTATAAATCATTTATATTTTTATTTTCAGAAACAGTTTTTGTTGTTTCATTGTTAATAAATACAACAGTACTATTATCTTCAAATACAAGTCCTTGATTATTTGCTTGTCTAAAGTATAATGTTTCAATTCCAATTAGGTTTTTAATATCTGTAATAGTCATTTTTCTACAATTTTAATTTTAATTATTTGATTATTTTTTAGCATTGATAGTGTTAAACCAATGAATGATGGATCAATATCACATTCATGAATTGATTCAATATCATGGTATACTGATTTTGACAAGTAATCTACAAATTCATCTTTTTTTGCAATTACTGATCCTAAGAATACATCATCATGGTCTGTTATACCATAGTCTTTATATCCTTCTTCTTTTAGTTGTTGTATTTTTAGTTTTTGCATTTTCTTTTTTTTAATGTTTAAAATTATGTGTTTTAAAATAATAATTAGCGAGATGCATTTTTAAGAACCAAGAGTATTGTTACTACAATACTCTTGGTTCATGTTTTACCAACTAAACAATATTTCTTTAGTACTAAGGCATACCCTAACTGCTGTATACTCACCCTGTTCACCCTCCTTGATTTCGGTTTGGGTAAACAAACCATCAATTTCGGGATTAGCCTTAATCTGTTTAGCTGTATCCATGTGCATGGATACAGCTAAACGCTTTTCATTGTCCCAATGGCGAACCCATTCAGTGGATTCACCATTGGCATTTTCTGCTTCTACGAATTGAAGTCTGTGGATACCCAGAGACTCTTTGATTTCTGTAATCTTCATGATATATTTGTTTTAGAGTTATTACTTAGGAATGGTCTAGCAGTTAATATAACTGCTAATGTACCAAATAGTATTGGAAGTCCCATTACAATATCTATTTGATTACCTGTGTGATACTTGCCCACACAGAGTCCAGCTACTGCTATAGTTATACACAGTATAAGTATAGCAAAATGATTTGTATTTTTCATTATAAATTATTTTTGTAGGATTATTTTTTAACTTTTCTGAGGGCGAAAAACACTTTCAAAATTTATCAATTTATTTTTCAATTTTAAAAAAATTATTTATCAATTTATTTTTATTTATTTTCAATTTTCAGGCAGGGGTATATTTATTTTTAGATTTTGAATTTTCATTTAAGTGGTAGTATTTAAAAATTTTAAAAAATTATTTTTGAATATAGTTTTAGTTTTCAATCAAAAAACATAAATAGTATAATATTTATTATATTTACAAAAGGTTTTTACAACAGCACTAAAATTTCTAAACAGTTGAAACTAAAGTATTTAAGACCCATAAAAAAATAATAAAATGCTAAAGAAAAGTAGGCAAAAGAAAGCGCATTCCATTCCCTTTTAACAGTATCTGTGCTTTGTGTAGTGATTTTGTTATTTTCACTTTAGTGGAAATCAGTGAAAGCGCTGATGCAAAGTTACAGCTTTTATTTTTAATAATCAAATTTTTTTTAAAATATTTTTTATTTATAGTTTTAATTTTTTTCTTAACTTTGCTTCATATTAAAATTAAGCATTATGTTAGTAGAATTTGAAATAATAAAAGATTGTGAAATTGAACACAAAAAGAATGAAATACAAAAAGATTTGTATGGTATACTGAATAGATGTTTATATAATGAGAAGGATTATATTTGTAAAATAGCTATTGATGTTGATAGGGTAGTTGATTTTTCTCAAAGTATAAGTTATTTTAATGATGAAAAAAAAGAATCTACAAAAGTATTTTATGTAGATGGTGAAATGGAAATTTTATTAATATCATTTAATAATTTCAAGAAGATATACGAATTTGTAAAAAAAACAAAAATAGAAACAGCAAAAGACATACTTATAAAAATGAGATATGAAATTAATTAAAAAAACATACAAAACAAATAATGATAAGTATTATGAGTTACATCTTAAAATAATTAATGCTATACTTCCTGTAAGTTTAACAGAAAAGGAAATAAAAGTATTAGCAAAATTTATGTCTCTTGATAAGAATATAATAAAGGAGGATGTTTTTAATGTAATAGCGAGAAAGAAAGTAAAGGATGCTTTATCTTTATCTAATGGTGGTTTATCTAATTATTTAAAGTCAATGATTAAAAAAGGATTTTTATTAAAAAATGAAATAACTAAGAAAATAATCATAAGAGATTTTTTATTACCAGAAGATAATGAACAATATTATAAATTTAAGATTATAAAAGAATGATATTAACTAATGATGAATTAATAGAAGAATTTTATAATAAAAATCTTTCTGAATTTCCATATCTTACATTAGAAAATTTTAAAGATATATGTTACTCTCCTTGGCGATTTCTTAAAAGTGAAATGGAATCAGAAAGATTACCAAAAGTTAGATTAATGCACTTTGGTATTTTTCAAGTATATAAAGGTAGAGCAGAAAACATGTTATATAATTTAAAAGAGAGATTTAAATTTAATAAGATAAATCCAAAACAATATTTTAGTTTAAAAAAAATGTTAGAAAACTATTTAAATAATCTTGATGAAAAAAGAAAAAGTAACAATTAAAAATATAATTGCTTTCATAGAAGGTAATATAATATATAATTTATATTATTCAAGTTTTAAATATTTAATACCAAGATATAAAAGGGAGCAAATAAAGGTAAGAATAGATTCAATGAATCCAGAATGTTATGAACAAGGTTCTTGTATTGAATGTGGTTGTAGAACTACACATTTACAAATGGCTTCAAAAAAATGCAAAGGTGATTGTTATCCTGTAATGCTTTCTAAAAAAAGATGGGAATATTTGAAAAATGGAGGTTTTATTCGGATTGATAAAAAATTATGGGTAATTAAAAATAATAGATTTAAAAATTATGGAAAATTGGAAAACAAAAATAATTGATTTAGGTAAATTAATTGTTGGTAAAAAAGTAAAAATAATATTTAAAGCAGTAAAAGAGCTTTCTCCTATTGCAACTATAGAATCTTCATGTGGTTGTAGTAAAGGTATATATGATAAAAAAAATAAAGAGTTAATTGTTAATTATAATCCTGGTTCTATTCCAATACATTTAAGAAAACAAGGTTGGTATAATACATCCAAAAGTATAACAATAACTTATGTTGATGGAAGTTCAGATGTTTTAAAATTTAAAGCCAAAGTATATAAAAAATTATGAAAACAAATGTTAGAAATTATTCTGATAAGGAATTGTTAAATAGAGTATTATCATTACCTTCTTGTTATGGTATACCTAAAAATTATTGGATACTTGGTGTTCAGTCAAATGAAGATGGATATAATATATTTGATGATAAATTTTATTTATTTAAAGGTGATAAATTTATAAGTGTAGTTTCTGGGACAACAAATGCTGGTACTACTGGTTTAAAAAATTATAATAGGTATAATTCTAAAGGTGTAGCAGTAATAAAAACAAATGAATGGTATTATGGTTTATGGAAATATGGTTTACATAAAGGTAGAATGCCTGCATTGAAACAAGTAAAATCTATTAAGTATTATAGAGATTGGAATAAGAATAATAAGATTGAAGAACTTGGTAAAATGTTTTTTGGTATTATTGGTATTAATTTTCATACTGTATTATATGAAAAGAATTTATCTTTTTGGAGAAGATTAATTGGTGGTTGGTCAGTAGGATGTCAGGTTGTAAATCATGTAGGTAAATATTATAATATATTGAATAAGGTAAAACATCAAGATAATGTAGATTATTGTTTAATAAAAGAATTTTAATATGTCATTTTTATTTAAAATAAATGAGAAAGTAGTTTTTCCAAATGAAGAAACATTATTAATAGAACCATTTAAAAGTATATGGAAAAGGGATAAAACAAAAAATAAAAATATTGCTTTAAAAGAATTAGCATATATAGAATTTATGACTTCTTTAAAAAAATCTAATCCTTTTAGACAATATCCAGAGGATAAAAAGGAAGAGGTAATAAAGGAAGAAATAATAAGAAATAAAAAATGGAAACCAGATAAGTTAATTATGAATGCTATTGAAAAACTTAAAGTATTTCAAAAAGAAGCATCTACTACTTATAATTATTATTTATCTGCAAAAACAGCAGCAGAAAAAATGCAGTATTTTTTTAATACAGTTGATATAACAGCAGTAAATCCTAAAACTTGTAATCCTTTATATAAACCACGAGATATTACATCAGCATTAAATGATACTGAAAAAGTACTTAGTAATTTAAAATCATTAGAGAAAAAAGTAGAAGAAGAATTATATGAAGAAACAAGAACAAGAAGTGATAAACAAATATCTCCTTTTGCTGACCCAAACAGTTTAAAGTAATATATGAGTAAATTAAATTCAATAAGAAATCAAAATGGTATTTGGATAAATACTCAAGTATTTAGAGAGGCGGGTAATCATTTTATGAAACATGGTTATTATGTTGCTGATCCTTATGGTACACCAGCATGGTATAACTATTGGATGGAACAAAGAAAGAGGTGTATTGAAGGTTATACTTATGGTGGTTCAAAAATTACAGGAGATCATTATTTTTATCTTAATTTTTGTCCTATTCAAAAAGTTGATGATCCATTAAGTAATAAATCAAGAAAGACAGAAGGTTTTCCTGATTTTTGGGATGGTGATTATAATTATTTTTGGATAAGAGAAATTGCAAAACATGGCATATTTGATTCAATTGGAAATAATAAGGATAAGAAAGATTCATTAGAACATTTAAAAGAATTATTTGATTCTTTATATCTTGAAATAAAGATTGAGCCAAAATATTTAAAAGGTGGTTGGAATATTATAGTTGGTAAATCAAGAAGAAAAGGGTATTCTTATAAGTCAGCGGCAATAGCAACAAAAAATTATTATACTAAACCAAATTCATACACAGCTTTTGGTGCTTATGAAAAAAAATTCCTTTACCCAAAAGGTTTATTTAGTATGTCAACACAAAATATTAATTTTATTAATGGTAATACTGGATGGGGTACACCATCAGATGTTATTCAAAAACAGGACCACATTAAAGCGTCTTATATTGAATATAAAAATGGTATTAAATTAGAAAAAGGATTTATGTCTGAAATACAAGCATTGAGTTTTAAAGATAATCCAAATGCTTTGTATGATAACTATTTTTGGAACAAGTGGAGATATTGAAGGTGGTACAGCAGATTATGCTGACATGTTTCAAAGACCAGAAGCATTTAGTTTATTACCTTTTAAAAATATATGGGATAAAAATGCTGAAGATATGAAAGTAGGTTTTTTTCATCCTATAAATTGGAATATGGAAGGATTTTATGATAAACATGGTAATTCAGATAAGAAAGGAGCAAAACAATTAGAACTTATAAATAGAAAGGAATTAATTAAGAATGGTGCTACTTCTATTGAAATACAACAAAGAATGCGAGAAAAATCTCTAACTCCATTTGAGGCTTTTGGTACTGTATCTGTAAATAATTTTCCTGTGATAGAATTAAAAAAACAATTACAAAAAGTAAAAGGAAATAATTGGCAAAATATTAAAGGTACACCAGTTTCTATGATTTTAGAAGAAGGTAAAATTAAAGCTACACCTATACTTAATGATAAAGCAAATCCTATTATAAGTTATTATCATATACCTACTAATAAAAAAGGATGTCCTATTATATATGAGTATCCTGTAAATAATGCACCAAGAGGATTATATAAAATTGGTTATGATCCTGTTAGACAAGAAAATGGTACTTCACTTGCAGCTATAATAGTATATAAAAGTTTACATAAAGGTAGTATGTATCATAGTACTATTGTTGCAGAATATATAGGTAGATTTGAAGATTCAGATGATATTGATAAAATGGCCTATTATTTTGCTGAGTTATATAATACTACTGTAATGTATGAAAATGAAATTACTTCTGTAAAAAATTATTTTAGAAGAATAAAAAAATTACAACTTCTTGCTAAACAACCCGATTTAGTAATATCAAAAAACATTAAAAACAGTTCTACTGCAAGAGTTTATGGTTGTCATATGACAATACAATTAAAAGATGCAGGAGAAAGATATATAAAATCATGGTTGTTAACAGTGTTAGATTATGATGAACAAGGTAGTCCAGTAACAGTTATTGATAGAATTTATTCTGTAAGATTATTAGAAGAACTTATAGCATATAATAGAAGAGGTAATTTTGATTTAATTTCAGCATTAATTATGTGTATGTTTCAAGTACAAGAGGAGGAGTTAGGAAAAGAATATGATGAAGAAAATAAAAATAAAAAAGTAAAAGACTTATTATCAATGATTAATGATATGTATAAAAAAAATTAATTATATATTTGTAATTAGCTATGGAAGATAAAATTTTTAAAACAGGAAGATTAAGTTCAAGAGAAAAAAATGCTAATAAGAAATATTGGTATAAATCTAATGCTGATAGACTTGATATAGAACATTTTTATCTCAATGAAGAAAATAATGGTTTTTCTGAATATAAAAGGATGAAAGTAAATTTTGATTTATTTAATAATATTTTAAATATATCTGATTTTGAATATGTTTGTAAACCATTTGGTTCAAATGTTGGTGAATTACCAGCAAAAATGATTAATAGAGATATTTCATCTGGTAAAATAAAGGCTTTAATAGGTATGGAAATGAAGAGGTCTTCTTCATGGAATGTTGTTGCTACTAATTCTGAAGCTACTACAAGAAAGGAACAGGAAGAATTTAAAAGAATAAAAGATTATGTTATTGGAGAAATTCTTACACCTATTAGAACAGAAATAGAAATAAGAAAACAACAAGAATTACAGGGTAAAAAATTAAATAATGAAGAAAAACAAAAAATACTTCAAGAAATAGAAGAAGAATTAAAAGCAAAAACACCAGAAGAAGTAAAAAAATATATGGAAAGGGAACACCAAGACCCAGCAGAAGTAATGGCTAAACAGTTACTTGAATACTTAACTCAAAAATGTGATTTAGAAGTAAAGTTTAATGAAGCATTTAAATATGGTTTACTTTCTGCTAAAGAAATAATGTATGTTGGTATATTAAATGGTGAACCAGAAGTGTGGAATGTAAACTCATTGAGATTTAATTATGAAAAGTCTCCCGATTTAAAGTTTATAGAAGATTCAGAAAGTGCAACTTGTGAATATAGAATGTCTCCTTCTGAAGTAATAAAATATTTTGGAGATCAACTTACACCAAAACAAATAGATGATATTTATAAAAATTATGATAGAACAAATAATGAAAAACTTTATGATTGGATAGATTCTGAAAATACTAATATGTTTGATTCTAATGAACATAATAGTGTAAGAGTATTACATTGTGTATGGAAAGGTTTAAGGAAAATAGGTTTTTTATCTTATATAGATGAAAATGGAGATGAACAAGAATTAATTGTTGATGAAAATTATAAATTAAATAAAGATCAATTAGATGTTAGTATTGAATGGGAATGGTTACCAGAAGCATATGAAACTTGGAAAATTATGTCTGATATATATGTTAATATGAGACCTATTCCTGGTCAATTTAAAGATATTGATAATTTATATCATTGTAAATTACCTTATTATGGTGTTGTTCATGATAATATGAACTCACAAGAAACAGCATTAATGGATAGATTAAAAGTTTATCAATATTACTATAATATAGTAATGTATAGGTTGGAATTATTATTAGCATCTGATAAAGGTAAAAAAGTTTTAATGAATATTAATGCCATTCCAGATTCTGCTGGTATTGATATAAAACAATGGCAATACTTTATGGAAAGTACACCTTACATGTGGTATGATCCTAATGAAGAAGCTAAAAGTTATGCTGATGCAAATACAGTAGCAAAAGTTATTGATCTATCATTAGTATCTGATATACAGAAGTATATGGAGATAGCAGAATATCTCAGACAGCAGTCTGGAAAAAGTGTTGGTATTACAGATCAAGTGGAAGGTCAAATTGGTCCTTATGAAAAAGCATCTAATACAAAACAATCACTTATTCAATCCTCTCATATATTAGAACCTTATTTTAATTTACATAGCCATTTAAAAAAGAATATATTGGGGGCATTACTTGAAACAGCTAAAATAGCATATCATAATAGTAATAAAAAAAAACTTACTTATATTTTAGATGATATGTCAGTAAAAATAATAAATCTTGATATAGGATTATTAGATAATTCTACATTTGGTATATTTATGTCTAATTCAAGTAAGATAGAAGAAGTTAAGGAATCAATTAGGCAATTAACTCATGCCGCCTTACAAAATCAAAAAGTTGAATTATCAGATGTTATGTCAGTAATGAGACAAGATGGTATTGCAGAAGCAGAAGAAACTCTTAAAGTTGCTGAAAATAGAAGGAGAGAATATGAACAAAATATTCAACAACAACAATCTAAATCTCAACAAGAAATGCAACAAAAAGAAATTGAAAGAGATAAAGAAAAACACGAAGAAGAAAAAGAAATTATAATATTGAAAGAAGAAGAAAGAAGAAAAACAGAATTATTAAAAGCGAGTATAATGGGAGCATCATTTAATCCTGATTTAGATAAAGATAATAATGGTGAAAATGATTTTATTGAAATTGCTAAACATGGTCTTGATACAGAAGTTAAAAGACAAAAAGGACAATTAGATAGAGAAAAATTTGAATATCAAAAAAAGATAGATGAAAAGAGAATAGAGAATGAAAAAGAAAAAATAAAAATACAAAAAGAGAAAACAAATAACACTAAAAAGTAATAATTAGCTATTATACACAATTTTAAAAAAATTAAGTTTTAATTTTAATAATGTTAATTTTAATATTAAATTTGCATAAGTTATGGATACAAAACAAGAAAATACAATAGTATATAAAGAACTCAAAGACTTAAATGATTTTAGTGGCTTTGATAATCCTAAAGATGAAAATGATTCTTTTTGGAATGATGATGATGATTTATCTAGTACAGAAAAAAAAGATGTGGTAAAAAAAGAAGATAAAGAAAATAAAATAGAAAATGAAGAAAGTGATAAATCAAAAGTTGATGAAGAATTAACTAATGAAGAATTAGCTAATAAAGTATTTAATGAAGATGATGAGGATGATGAAATATCTGATGAAAAAGAATCAGAATCAAATGATCAGGATGATGAATCTGATAAAAAAGAAATAAAATCTAAATCTATATCAACAGTAAATTATTTAAAAGAAAAAGGAATAATTGATTTTGAATTAGAAGAAGATGAAGAATTAACTGATAATTTAGCAGAAGATATATTAGAAGATGAATTTGAAAAAGGTATAGAAAATAGAGTAGAAGAATTATTTAAAGATTTACCAAAAGTATTAAAAGATTTAAATAAATATGCTATAAATGGTGGTGATTTGAATACATTTTTTAATTCAATAAAAACAAAAAATTCATCAAAAATAAATTCTGAATTAAATTTAGAAAAACAAGAAAATCAAGAATTAATAACCAAAGAGATATTAAAAGATGAAGGTTATGATGATGATTATATTGAAACACAAATTGAGTTTTTAAAAGATTCTGATAAATTAAAAATGTTTTCTGAAAAAAAATTTAACAAATGGAAAATAGAAAATGATAAAAAACAAGAATCTATTTTAAAAGAACAAGAAAAAGTTAAACAAAAAGAAAAAGAAGATTTTAGAAAATATAGAAATAATGTAACAAAATTAGTTAATAATTCAAATGAAATAGGTAATATAAAATTATCAAGAAAAGATAAAAAAGAATTACCAGGATATATAACTGATAAAAATATACAGTTACAAAATGGAGCAATAATTTCTCAAAGAGATAACGATTTATATGAGGTATTACAAGATGAGACTGCTTCATTACAGTTAGCATATTTACTAAAAAACAGAAATAAAGATAAAACTTTTAATTTTAAAAATATAGAAACAATAGTAAGAACAAAGGTAACAAAAGAAGTAAAAGAAAATGTTAGAAGAAACAAAACTAACACACCAAAAAAATCAATTAGCCAATTTAGAAATTCACAGAAAAAAGAATTGGTTGATTTCTTTTAGAAATTTAAAAATTTAAAAACAAATTTAACTTAAACAATTATGGCAACATTAGGAAGCAAATTAATTACCAAAGAGCAAGAATGGAGTGCTAATCTAACAGAAAGAAATCATCTCGGTAGAGCTTTACTTATTGCTCCTCACAAAATGATGGATAAAGCAGATGAATTATTCTCTGCAAAAAATATCTATTCTGATAATCCTCTTTCAAGTATATTAAAATATGTTAATAAAGGAGAAATAACTATTTCAGGTACTGAATGGGAATGGGATTTGAAAGGTGCAAACACAAGACCTCTGGTAACAATGGAAAACGTAGAACCAGTAAATAATACTACTCCTGGTAGAGGAAAAAGACCTTTTAAAATAAAATTAGATGAAAATTGGTATAAAACAACAGATGTAATTGCTCCTGCAACTTCAAGCAAAAAATATTTATGTTTGATAATTGATGGACCAATTCGAGATGGTGATGGTTTTATATACACTGTTCAACTAATAACAAATGAAAATAAAGATTTTGTACCTGTTAAATATTTGAAATCAAATCAAACATGGAGTAAATACTTTTCTCCTTCTGGTGAAGCTGCCGAAAAAGGTGGTTCTACTCAATTTTCATTACCAATAAGTTTGAAAAACAAATTAAGTAAATACAGAAAAGAATATAGAGTAACTGATTATGCTTCAACAGAAGTATTAAATATAGGTATTCCAGATTCAAATGGAAAATATCATAAATTTTGGATGAGATATGCTGATGTTGAATTTATGAAACAATGGAATAGGGAAAAAGAAATTGCAAAATGGTATTCAAGAAGTGGAGATTCAATTATGCAAGATAATGGAAGACCTTTTCAGTTAGGACCAGGTGTACAAGAACAATTAGAAGATTCTCATATTCATAGATATACAACTCTTACAAGTAAATTAATTGAAGAATATCTAATGGATATATTTTATGGAAGAACAAAACCAGGTAAAAAAGGTAGAAATATTATAGCTTTTACAGGAGAATATGGTATGTTAGAATTTCATAGAGCTATTGAAAATAGAATTAATAAAACTGGTTTTATTAGAAATATAGAAGTATATACTAATAAAATAAATTCAGATATTCATGTTAATGCTTTAGAATTTGGCATGCAATATGTGAAATATAATATGGCAAACGGAGCATCTTTACAATTAGTACACCTTCCTCTTTACGATGATCCAGAAATTAATCAAGAAATTGATGAAATTACTGGTAAACCTGTTTCGTCTATGAGATATACTTTTTTAGATTTTGCAGGTGATCCTAATAAATCTAATATAGTAGTTACTAAAAAAGAAGGTGGTGATTTCTTTAATTATGTTTGTGGTAACTATGGTCCATATGGTCCATCTTCACCTGCTGCTAAGTATGGTATGTCAGCACATGCTGGTGATTACTATGAAATGCACATAGGATGTCATCAAGGAATACACATTAAAGATATAACAAAATGTGGTGAATTAATTTTTTCAAGAAATTAATAATTTCTATATTTGCAAGTGAGTGATATTTTTTACTCACTTGCATTTAATAATAAAATAAAAAGGTAAATTATGAAAATAGAAGTTAGACCCATTGAAAGAAAAAAATGGCATAATAAAACAGGAAAAGAAAGTTATACAAGACCTAAAAAATTACAAGCATTAGTTGATTCAAAAACAAGACAATATGCAACAGGACTTGACAATACAAAAAGAATTTACAAAAAAGATCCAAAAACAAATAAAGAATTAGATGAAAAAGATTGGATGACAGAACAAGAATATTATTCTGAATTATTGAAAGCTGATTTATCACCTCAATTTAATGAAGATGAACCTCATCTGTTTTGGGATTCAAACACAGCAATTATAAAATTAGAAAATTATACAATGTTTTTTGATGAGAGTGTTCCTCTTCAGTATATTAAAATAAAAATGCTAAAAGCATCAAGATTTGTTGCTAATAGTATGAAAGACTATGAAGAAGGATTATATCCAGAAGCTACTCATGTAATTACAGATGAAAAAGAAGAAATAGAAGTAAAAGCAACAAAAGTAGCAATTAAGAAAAAAGCAACAATTCAATCTGCTAATCTTTCAAGAAGTAAAAAAATTCAAATTATTTTAATTCTTGATGGTAAGAATCTAAAAGATAAATCTGATGATTTTATTGAAGTTGCTTTAGATAAATTAATTCAGAAAAAAGCAGAAGAAGTTATTAAACATATTGAACAAGACGCTGAAGATTTATCATTACATTCTTTAATTCTTGAAGCATTGCAAAAAAGTGTATTAAGAAAACAGGGTCATAAAATATTATTTCATGATTCTATAATTGGAGGAGATGTTTATGATGTTATTGATTATTTAAAAGATCCTGAAAATCAAGATTTAAAATTAAGAATAATGTCTTCAGTAAATAATTAAAATTTTAGAAATATGACTATTAAAGATATGCACTATGACTTTAAAAAAAAGTTAAATAAATTAGATAGTCAACAATATAGAAATTTACTTATACCTGAAATTGATTGGACACTTAATGAAGCGCAGGAATTATTTGTAAAAATGGTAGCAAAACCAAGAATCAATAGTTATCTTGGTTTTGAAAAAAGTCAAAGAAGTATAGATGATATTAGAACAGTAGTTAAAATAGATAATATTAAATGTAATTATGATAAAATTAAATTACCATTAGATTATTGGCATTTTTTAAAAGGAAATGTTTTTATTAATTCTGATGTTTGTAATAAAAAAAAAGCAAGAATTTATATTAGACAACATGATGATAATTTTCAAAATAGTCCTTTTGATAAATCATCTTACAAATGGGGAATTGTAAATGGGATTTTTGTTGGAAATTATATTAATTTATACACTAATGATTTTAGAACTATAAATGCTAATATTAATTATATAAAAAAATTAAATTATATACACAATGCAGAAGATTTTAGATTAGGAGTTTATGATTTACCGTCAGGTGTTGAATTAAAAGGTTCAGTAAATTGTGAATTACCTGATCATACACATAGAGAAATAGTAGATATTGCAGTTTTATTAGTATCAGGTGAAATAAATACACCTGATTATAGAATTAAATTAAATAAATTAACATTTAACAATTTAAAATAATAATTATGAGTAAAAATAATGATGTGTTTCAAGTACTTGTTACGAAAAACAACAAAGCAGTTTTAGCTAAAGGAAAAGGTTTAAATGATCTTTTAGAAGGACAAATTGGATTTTTTGACAATGACACAAATCTGTCTGTTGATAGTTTTGCCAATGTTAAAGAATTTTATATTGCAGTAAATTCAGAAAATGATAATTTTAATTTTTCAGCAGGAGGTAAAGGTGGTCTAATAAAAAAAGAACTTATTAAAAAAGTTGATAAAAAAAACTATGTTGCACCATTATCACAAATAATTGAAATAAGTAATATTAAAGCAAAATGTGATACTGAATATGCTATTAAATTAGAATTTAAAAATCAACGTGCTTATAGATTACAAGGATATCTTCCGTTTTCACACACTTATGCGGTTAAAACAGCTTGTTGTGATACTTGTGATGAGTGTCCTTCTGGAGATTGCAATGAATTAATAAAACTTTTTGTAAATGCTATAAATGCTGATGAAAAAAAATTAGTTGTTGCTGAATTTGTAGGTAAAGATAGTAGTGGTAAAGATAAAATTATGACTGATGTTGAATTTGATGCTTTTATAAAATCTTCTAAATCAAAAAACATAGATGATGATGATTTGGATGTAATGGTAAAATTGAAGAAATTCAAGAAGCTGTTTTAGAAGAAGGTAATGGTTATAATATTAAACAAAAAGAATATATAGCAGGTGGATGGAATGGAAAACCTGGTCCTTATAGAACATTACAATTAACTGGTCTTGCTAATGAAGGTTTTGAATATTATGCAGAATTAAATGAAAAATATGATCAAACAATTTTATCTTATGATAGTAAAGAAACAGGTGGTTGGTTAGAATATACTAATAATCTTTCAACTATAATAGCAGTATCTAAAAGTGATACTGTAACAGCAAGTAGCTTAAATACTATATTATTAACTTTGTAATTTTTAATAAAACATGATTGAAATTAAAACTTTTGCTATTACTAAAGATTCTAAAAATTTTTATGTTGATTTAGCTACAGATACTACTATTGAAAAATTTACTAAAATTTTCTTTTGGAATAGTGATAATTATAAAGACTACTCAGAGTCTAATGATTTGAGTAGTTTTTTAGTTAAAAAAAATAATAAAGAAAGTTTTTATATAAAAGCAAGTGATTTAAACCTTGAATTTTTTCCGTCAGATGTTTATTTTATTGAAGCTGAAACTGAATATAAAAATGTATCTCAAGGTGTTTCTATTTCTTTATTACATTTTAATAATTATATTTTAAGAAATATATTAAAAATTAAAAGTAATGAATGTGGTTTTTATATTGATAATGAATGTTCTACACCTATAAATAATATATACTATATTAACAGTTTACTTAATTGTTTTTATCATTTTCAAAATTATGATAGTATCAT